TTAAGCCTCAAGTAGGCTCTATTGGCTGGCGGCAGCATACACCCAACGTTGGGCTTGCACGCGGCGGTCATCAGTTGACATCTATCAACTGCATTGGTCTGGATACTGGCTACAGTTTGCACGATGCAGTGTTGACCGTTTTCACTAGCTGCATTGTGGACGCCACTTCTAGCTACGGCGTTCAAATGACGGGTGCTTGCGATAAAGTAAAATTTACTGATCTTTTTTGTGCTTTTAACGCAGGCATTTATGTTGGTGGCACATCTGCCAACATTCAGTTTAATGGGCTTGAAACATATAATATTGGCAGCATCCCGATTTGGGGCCAAGCTGGCTGGTATGAAATTGCTGGCCCGTATTACGACTTGACCGTCGCGGATACGGCCAGCGTTGTTGTGCGAAACTGGACAGGTTCCAAGCGCATTAGCGTTGCGGCGGGTGCCAAGTTGATTGTCGACGATGGTGAAAACTACGAGGGCAAGTCAGTTGGGACCGTGGCTGCGGGGGCCACTACGTATCTGGGGGTTCAAGGGCAAACTGCGACAATCAACGACGCGCAGTGGCGTGCGCCCTATGACTGCTACATCATTCGTTTAATGCCTACCGTAGGCACGGCACCGGGGGCGGGGCAGTCTTTCACATACACCGCGCTCATCAACGGCGTGGCCACAACGCTTAGCGCCGCAATCAGCGGTACTTCGTTTGGCGGCGTGGACAATTGGTCCGGCACGTTGGTCCCTGTCTCAAAGGGGGCGTCCATAAACATAGAACTTGTCACGTCTGCCGCCGCCGCCGCTTCAATGCACAGCTGTATTCTGCAAATTGCGCCGCGATGACACTGAAACAGGCTATAGCTGACGTAGAAGCGGGTAAGGCGCAACGCATCTGCGTGCCGGGTCAATGGCGTGTGTGGCGTGATGGAGACCAGGTGAAACATGAAATATTTCAGCTAACTGGAAAGCAGGTTGATGCCTAAAGATTCGCGCCTCGCTCGTGCTGGTGTCGCTGGCTATAACAAGCCCAAGCGCACACCAGGGCATCCGAAGAAGTCTCACATCGTTGTCGCCAAGGAAGGTGGTAAGATCAAGACAATCCGCTTTGGGGAGCAGGGCGCGAAGACTGCTGGTAAACCGAAGGCCGGCGAATCTGAAGCGATGAAAAAGAAGCGCGCATCATTCAAGGCTCGGCACGCAAAGAACATCGCCAAGGGCAAGATGAGCGCCGCGTTCTGGGCGGACAAGGTGAAGTGGTGACGCATCATTAAATTTGTGATACAAACGGTTTGAAGGAGTTTCTGAGATGGTTCGTTCTTTCTCCCCCGCCAAGGATAATACGGTCAATATCAATGTGTCTGGATCATCCCAGCGCGTTCTGGTTGCCAAGCGCAACAGCCCGATCAGCGTTCGCATTATGAACAATGGCACGGCAACCGCATGGATCAACGGTGGTGATGCGACTGTAACCGCAACCACCACCACTGGAGTTCCAGTTGGTCCTGGGGTGCATGAGGTGCTGACGTTTTCTCCGGGGAAGGATGGCAAACTCTATATTGCTGCTATCGCTGCTGGGGCGACTGGTCGAATTTACTTCACTGAAGGTGAGGGCATCTAATGTCTATCCATTGGGGTGGCCGAGGCGCAGGGCATGTGAATCGGTTAAGCACTAGTGTTTATCCGCTTGTGTTCAATTTCATTCCTGCTGATCTAAGCTCCAATATCACCTTTACGCGTGCGTCCAGTGGCACTTTTGTCGGGTCAAACGGGCTGATCCAAACGGCTGCGATAGACGCTGCACGTTTTGCGTATAATCCTCTAACACTGCTGCAACAGGGCCTTCTTATAGAGCCTTCGCGCGTCAATGTCCTTCAATACAGCGAACAATTCGATAACGCCTATTGGGGAAAAACAAACACGACCATTTCAAGTGACGCTATCGCGGCACCTGATGGTACAACAACCGCTGACAAGCTTGTGGAAAATACCGCCACAGGCACGCATGATGTTCGCAAGTTGGCGATAAGTGCCAGCGCATCGACTGCATATACAGGTTCAATTTTTGTAAAAGCTGGCGAGAGAAACAGAGGTCAGCTTCAAATTTATGGGAATAGTGGCGGAAGCACTGTCCTATTTAACCTTGTGACGAAAACCGTAACGGCAGCGTCTTACGGTGGTTGGGCAAATGCGTCTGCAACGATAACTGAATTTTCTAATGGTTGGTTCAGGATAACAAACACAGCCACAACTAATGCAGGGTTGACTACTATAAACTTTGCTACTTTTATGGAAAACGCTTCAGGGTCAGCCAGTTACACTGGCGATGGTACATCAGGTATTTACGTCTGGGGTGCCCAGCTTGAAGCTGGTTCTTCGGCCACAAGTTATACCATAACGACAGCATCATCGGCTACGCGCTCCGCAGATAACGCAGCGTTCACCATTCCTTCTGGCGTAACCAAACTGCGCTACGTGTTTGATAATGACAGCACGCAGGACGTTACGGTGTCCGCAGGCGCTTATACCATTCCGACCAATCTCAATAGGCCGATCATTAAAGCCATATTGGGTCTGGCATATTAAAGGGTTGCTGAATGCAAATCCCGATCCTGAATGGCATCTACACGGATAATGGGCCGGATTTCCGCACGTCCTATCCGGTGAATATGGTGCCTGTCCCCAAGGCCAATGGGATCAGCAATGGCTTCCTGCGGCCCGCTGATGGCCTTGTTTCAAACGGTATTGGCCCAGGACACGATCGCGGCGGCATCAATTGGAACGGTGTCTGTTACCGCGTCATGGGATCGAAGCTGGTCACGGTTGGCCAGACCGGAACTGTCAGCATCCTTGGCGATGTTGGGGACGATGGTCAGCTCGTCTCAATGGATTACAGCTTTGACCGGTTGGCAATCGCATCATCTGGCAAGCTGTTTTATTGGTCGCAAAGCCTTGGTCTCATCGAAGTGACCGATCCCGATCTTGGCGTTGTGATTGATGTGGTCTGGGTGGATGGTTACTTCATGACCACTGACGGAGAATTTCTGGTCGTCACGGAACTCAGCGATCCGACGCAGGTCAATCCGCTGAAATATGGTTCTTCCGAAGTTGATCCTGATCCGGTCGTGGCGCTGCTCAAGCTTCGCAATGAGGTCTATGCGCTCAACCGTCAGACGATCGAAGTGTTCGACAATGTGGGCGGCGATCTGTTCCCGTTTCAGCGCATTGATGGGGCGCAGATCGAGAAGGGCGTGATCGGCACGCAAGCCTGCTGCGTCTACATGGAGACCATCGCCTTCCTTGGTGGCGGCTTCAATGAAGCGCCTGGCATCTACATGGGTGCCAATGCCAACGCGACCAAGATCAGCACGCAAGAGATCGATGAGATCCTGCTGAACTATACTGAGGCGCAGCTGGCCTTGGTGAAGCTCGAAGCCCGCAATGATCGAGCGCATCAACATCTCTATGTTCACCTGCCAGATCGCACTTTAGTGTTTGATGCAGCGGCCACTCAGGAACTGGGCCAGCCGGTGTGGTTCACGCTGACCAGCAGCCTCGAAGGCTTCTCCAAGTATCGCGCTCAGAGCCTTGTCTGGTGCTATGATCGCTGGCTCGTTGGCGATCCGGTCGGCGGCAATGTTGGCTATATGGTGCAGGATATTTCCAGCCATTATGGACAGGCTGTGCGCTGGGAGTTCGGAACCACCATTCTATACAATGAAGGCCGAGGCGCGATCATTAGCAACCTCGAACTAGTCGGCCTGACTGGATCGGTTGCCTTCGGGGAAGATCCGACGATCAGCACCAGCTATTCTGTCGATGGTCAGAACTGGAGCCAGCCGAAGTTCATCAAGGCAGGAACGACCGGGCAGCGCGCCAAGCGCCTTGTCTGGTTCCAGCAGGGGTGGATGCGCAACTGGCGTATTCAGCGATTCCAAGGCACCTCAGACGCGCATCTGTCGTTTGCCAGATTGGAGGCGGCCATCGAGCCGTTGGCGTTCTAATGGCCGCTCAGAGGCTAAACCTCACCCGCGATCAGCTTGCCTCGTTTTTGCAAGACTTCGAGCAGATCAAGCAGTTTGAGAAGCTGTTCTCGACAGTCAATGATCTGAACTCGGCAATCGTCGATGAGATCAATGTCGCAGCTGGCAGTGCAAGCGCATCGGCCAATGAAGCGCTGGCCCAGATCTCAAGCATTATCGAAACCTTGCAGGGCTTGGCGACTGCGCCCACGATCGAGAACAACAACTCGATCGTCACGGATTATGTGGATTTCGACCAGAATGCTCCGTTCATAGACAAGGCCGGTCGCTTGGGCTGGAACAATAGTGATCAGACGCTGAATCTCGGCATGGATTACGGCGTGATCCAGCAGATTGGCGAAGAGACTTATGCCCGCGTCGGAAACACGACTGGCTCGACCATCCCCAATGGTTCCGTCGTCGGCTTTGCCGGGGCTACATCAAATGCGCTGCTTGTCGCGCCATATCTCGCCAACGGATCGCAGCCGAGCCTCTACATCCTTGGCGTGATGACGCATGACCTGCCGGACAGCGGTGAGAAGGGCTACTGCACGACTTGGGGGTTTGTCCGTGATCTCGATACCAGCGCGTTCAGCGCCGGGGACATCCTCTACGCCAGCCCGACCACGGCAGGTGCGCTGACCAACGTCAAACCGACTGCTCCGAATAACGTCATTCCGGTGGCTGCTTGTATCGTGTCCGACGCCACTGGCGGCGTTATCTTCGTGCGGCCCACGATCACGCAGATGCAGTATTACGGTGTGTTCACTAAGACGACCGACCAGACACCGGCATTGACGAACACCGAATATCTTCTGACGTTTGACAACACGCAGATCAGCAATGGTGTAGTTATCGGCACTCCGACCTCGCGTATTGTGGTGCCGGAGTCTGGCCTATATCAGTTTGACGCAACATTTCAGGTTACTGATACCGGGCCTGTCACCAAGAATGTTTGGTTTTGGCTGAAGAAAAACGGAACAGCCGTCGCTAACTCTTCGCGTATTGTGTCCGTCAATCTTGGCTATGCCACTACATCGCTTATTGAAACCGTATCTATGGCGGCGGGCGATTACATTGAACTTGCTTTCGCTGCCAGCAACGTCAACATCACAGTGGACAATGTTCCGGCGACAGCGTTTGCGCCGGACGCCCCTGCGGTTGTCCTTAACGTTACTCAGGTTCAGCAGTAGGAGGGCCACATGGCTGTCACCGTCAAGAATATCATCCCAGCCAAGGAAGCAGAGGCGGTCCAGACCGATCAGTATACGGCCACCAATTGCCGCTGCATCATCGACAAGTTCACTGCCACGAATGTCAGTGCAGGCAATGAAAGCCTGAGCGTCAATCTGGTCGCAAGTGGTGGAGCTGCTGGCAACGACAACCTGATTGTCGATGCACGCATGATTGCACCTGGCGAAACCTACACCTTCCCTGAACTGGTCGGCCAAGTGCTGGACTCAGGTTCGTTCATTTCAACCATTGCCAGCGCGGCAGCTTCCTTGACGATCCGCGCATCTGGACGGGAGATTGTCGCATGAAAAAGCCCATGATCATGATTGAAGGCTTCGCTGGTCTGCGCGAGAGTGAGCCGTTCATCACCGCTGCCGAGAACAAGAAGAACACGCAGACCGTCATCGATGACTGGATGCTTGGCCCTGAAAAGCCCAGCAACGAGCGCGGTGCTAATCCCGAATACTGGCGTGCGCTTGGCAAGGCGATGCAGGTCGATGAGACCGAGGCTCGCCGTCGCCGCTGCTCGAACTGCGAGTATTACGACAACTCCACGCTGATGCAGGCCAAGATGGACAAGATCCCTTGGAATGCCTGGGACGTTGATGCTGGCTTCCGTGGCTATTGCCGCAAGTTTGACTTCATCTGCCACGACCTACGTTCCTGCCAAGCATGGGAAGAGCGTGAGTTTGAAAAAGAATATTGACTGTGATATGGTGCAGCCACCGAGCGTCATTGAGCAGCCGGTGGCTCACCTTAAAGGGGTTTGAATGACGCAGGATGGCTCACCAAAATACTGGCTCAGGCGGAACTTCACCGAGACGCTAAGTCTCTCGGAAGAAGCCTCCGACTGGCTGATTGCGCTTTGGGAAGTCATTCAGCTTTTCGACGATATTGCTGATGGCGGTGCGATCGATCGTGATGATCTTGATGCAGCCATCTGGAATGCGCTGATTGGCCTGCCGTCAAATGGCTTCTATCAGCGCAACGCGCACATCCTGATCCCGCTGATGGGCATTGCGGTGTTCAAGTGGAAAGCGTCTGATGTGGTCGAGCGTGATGGCGGTGCCTGCGCTACCAGCTTTGTTTGGCGCGCTGGATACTATGATCTGGTGCTTGCTGCGGTGCAGATCGAACATGGCGTGCAAGCTGCGATGGATATCGGCCACGCGGTCCTAAAGCTATATGGCGAGAGCCTTGAGGAATACATGAAGGAAATGTCTCATGCCTGATCCAGTAACTGGGCTGATCGTTGGCGGAACATCGCTTATCGGTGGTGCTATGCAATCCAGCGCGGCCAAAAGCGCTGGTGCTGCCCAAGAGCGCGCCGCCATGATGAATGTTGAGGAGCAGCGTGCAGCACGCGAGGAAATGCGCCGCCTGCTTGAGCCTTATGTGGCTGCTGGTGGCCCAGCACTGCAAGCGCAGATGGCATCTCTTGGTTTGCGTGGGCCGGAGGAACAGGCCGCATTTGTGCAGCAGCAAGAGCAAAGTCCTATCTTCCAGGCTTTGGCGCGTCAGCAGGAAGAAGCCATCCTGCAGAACGCATCAGCCACTGGCGGATTGCGTGGTGGTAATGTGCAGGGTGCGCTGGCCCAGTTTCGCCCTGCATTGCTCAATCAATTCCTAACGCAGCAGTATGAGCGCCTTGGTGGCATGACTGCGCTCGGCCAGCGTTCAGCGGCTGGTGTGGGCGCAGCTGGTCAAGAAAGCGCTGGTGCCATTGGTGACTTGCTTGCTCAGATGGGCGCTGCGCAGGCTGGTGCTAAACTTGGTTCCGCACAGGCTTGGGGCAATGTCCTGAGCCTTCCTGCGCAATTTGCTGGCTTGCAGTATGGCCGTACTGGTCAAGGCTTCGGCTCGATGTCCTGAGGTAAAAAATGGTACAGCCTTACAATTACTCGTTGAACATTGCTTCGCCCACACAGGCTTTCATGCAGGGTATGCAGATCGGCCAAGCTGGTCGCGCTAATGAGCAGGCAATTGCTCAGCAGCAGCGCGAGGCTGAAAGAGCAACTAGGTTACAGACGGTGCTTGGCAACCTTGGCCCTGATGCGACCTACGCGGACTATATGGCGCAGGTGCGCGCCAATCCTGATCTTGCTGAGGTCCTTTTGGGGCAACAACAGCAGTTCAACGATGCACGCCGCAATGCGCTTTTCAATGTCGGATCGCAAGCCTTTGCGATGCTCCGTCCAGGACTTGATGGTTCAATCAATCCCGAACAAGCCATTGCAGCTTTGGAGCAGAACGCTACGGCTTTCGAGAACTCTGGCGAAACAGACGTTGCACGCCAGCTGCGTGATTCCGCTGCTGCGTTGCGCATCAATCCTGCCGCTGGCCGAACAGTAATCGGCACTATGCTGGCGTTTTCTGACCCAGATCGGTTCCGCACTATTTCTCAAGCGTTGGGTGGCGATCAAGAATTAACCACGTTCCAGAAGGACTTGGTTGCGGCGGGTATTGATCCGGCCAGCGATACAGGACGCAATCTGGCGCGTCAGTATGCCGAAGGTCGTGCTGATCCAATGGTGGAAATGACCACGCCAGATGGTACAGGCATCTTCCGTGGCCCGTTCTCCGAGTATCGACGGCTTTACGGCAACGTAAATGCGGTTGTGGGTGACACATCAATACCTAGTGGTTCTCCGCTACAACCTCCAGTAGCAAGAGCACCACAAATTAGACCGCGTTCTGAACGGCCCAACATGACCGACGAAGAGTTGATTAGCTGGGGCCATCGCGCAGCGCGGGAAGGCACCAATGTTGAATTGATTTTCCGCCAACTGCGGGAATGGGGAGTTAATCCGTAATGGCTGATCAGCAAAATCCTTTCGGGCATCTCAATGCACCTACTGAACCTCAGCCGCAGCCGGTTCCGGTAACTCGTGGTGTGGTTGTCCGCAACCCAGCCGCAGCACAAGAAGCGCGAGCAGAGCGCGGTGAGGCGCGGGCGGAAACTTCTCTTGGGCTTGAGCAAGAGCGCTTGGGAATTACGCGAGAAGGCGAAGCGCGGCAGGCACGCGAAGAAGTTCGTGGTTCAGCTAGAGAGCTGAGAACCGAATTTCGCGGCCTTCCTGCTGTTAAAGATTATGAGCAGGCTATTCCAAATTTTACCGCTGCTCTCCGAACTGCACCGACTGGCACGGGTGATCTCGCGTTGGTCTATTATTTCGCCAAAACCATCGACCCTGGCAGCGCAGTTCAGCAAGGTGAAATGGACAACATCCAAAGCACTGACGCTCGCCTTCCTGCAGCTGTCCAGACAGCTTTGCGAGAACTGCGGGCGAGCGACGGTCGCTTTACAGACGCCGCTCGTGAAGGGCTTCGGCGTGAACTTCTGGGTATCATCACGCAGCGTAATCTCGCTTATCGCTCTGCTCGTGATCAGTATCGGCAACTTGCGCAAAGCCCAGAATACGGGATTGATCCAAACCTTGTGATCGGTGAGCACATCGGCAGCCGCTATGTAGACCAGATTAACGAATATTTTCAGGCTCGCAGAGATCAAGAGCAAGCTCAACAAGAGCGAGAGCGCCCGCTTGAAGCGTCCGGTCTTGGCGAGACATTCATGACACCTGAAGATCGTGAGTTGCAAAGCAGGCTGCAAGCTGTTTGGAACACGGCAACGCTTGAGCAGCTGCAGGCAATCGCCGCTGAATACGGTCGCAGAATCCCGTTGGCTAGTCAGGCAGAACTTGATGAGGCTCGCCGACAGGGTCGTGGCGTTGCTGCAGACCCAACTGGCAGGCGCACCGGCTTGCAGAGCGTGCTTGGTCAGGCTGCTGAAACGCCAGTCGGCGCATACTTCATCGGTGCTGCCAATGCCTTGACTTCTGGTGGTCTCGACGAGATCGCTGGTACCATGGGCCTTGATGCAGAGGCAGTTCAGGCAGGCAAAGAAGCTCTTCGTGAACGCTATCCTGCTTCGTCTTTTGCCGGTGAAGTAAGCGGTCAGGTCCTTCAGGCTATTCCTGTCATGCGTGGCGCTCAGGCAGTTGGTCTTGGCGCTCGTGGCCTTGGCGCTCTCGAAGTGGCGCAGGGTGCAGCTTATGGCGCAGGCGAGGCCAATGAAGATCGTCTGCTTGGCGCTGGCGCTGGCGCTCTTGGCACGTTGGCTGGACAGCAAATTTCGAGCAGGTTCATTGAACCGGGTGTTCGCGCTGTAATAGATCGCATCTCTGGGCAGACCGGTGCGCCGCGAGAAGCTGTTGAACAGTTGGTCCAAGAGGCATTTGGTCCGCCTGTTCCGCCTCGTGGCGGTGCTCAAGTGCCTCCTGGTGGCGTTGCCCCCACTCCTGAAGTTCCCCCTGTTGGCGCTGCTGCTCCTACTACCTCTCCCATTCCTGCTGGTGCAGCAGCGCCAACTCCAGCACCTCGCGCTCCCAGCGCCGCAGAGCAGCAGGGCATCAGCGAGGAGATGGTTGCACTGGCTCGTCGAGCCTCTGGGCGTGGCCCCGGAAGCGGTGCGGCACGTGAAGAACTGCGCTCAGCCGTGGAAGCCGATCCGACCATTGTTCAGGCTGCCGAAGCGCTCGGCCTTGAACTGCCTGCTGATGTGTTCAGCGCCAATGTGCAGCTGCGAAACCTGACCGGCCTTGCGCGCTCGCAGCCGGGTAGCGCAGCCGAAGCTCAATGGCAGCAGACGGTCGCCAATTCCGCACGGCAAGTTGAGGAATCGCTCACTGAGATGGGCGCAAGCCGTGATCTGGCTCAATTGTCTGATGACGTTTTCACGCGCATGAATAGCAATATGCAGGCGCTGCAACGCCAAGGCGATGAACTGCGTGAGGCGGTGAATGCCAATCTGAATATGCAGAGCCGGGTCGAAGCCACTAACCTGCAGGATGCACTGGCCCAGACCATCAATGATCTTGGTGGCATCGAGGAAGCCACGCAGGCCATGACTTCGCAAGAACGCAGGTTGCTGCAAGCTCTTGGAGTTGGCGAAACTCCTAAGCAGCCCACCTATGCTTACATGGATCGCTTGCGGCGTGAGATTGGCGATGCGCTCAATAATGGCACTGGCCCGTGGGCTGACACTGAACGGGTGACGCTCCAGCGTTATTACAACGCATTGGCCGAAGATCGCATTGATCATGTCGCGCGCGAACTTGGCCAAGACGCGGCCAATGATCTCGCCTCTAGTAATCGTATCTTTCAAGCCATGTTCGCGGCTCGTGAAGAAATGACTGATCTTTTCGGGCGTGATCTTGATCGCGGTATCGGACAGCAGATTCGCTCTGTCATCGCCCAGGGCGCGCGTGGCGACACCACCAATCTGCGCCGAATGTTTAGCGTTCTGCCAGAAGGTATGCGCTCAGATGTGGCGTTCTCAGGCATCCTTGCCAATGCGCGATCACGCGGTGCTGATGGTGCATTCAGCTTCGCCAATTTCCGCAATACCTATCGCTCCATCCGTGACAACGCGCCAGTCTATCGTGAACTGTCTCGGAACATGACGGAACCGCAGCGCACGTTCCTTGATAATCTGTATCGGGTTTCTGAGAATATCGCAGACGCTAATAGCCGCCTGATCACGACTGGCCGCGCTCGTGGTGGGCCAGCGGCTGAGATCAATGCACAGAGCCTGACACAGAAGATTGTCGAGCAGGCTACTCGCCGGGGCGTTGGTGCTGGCACTGGTATGCTCGGCGGCACGCTTCTGGGCGATGTGACTATGGGAATTCCAGCCGCAGTGGCGTTGGAATCCGGTCTAGCCTATCTCGGCAGGGGCGGCGCATCCAATCTTGATCGCGTCTCTCAAGTGATCGGCTCTGCGCCTTATCGTGATCTGGTTGCAGAAGCTGGGCGCGGCAATGTTACGACCCGCGCAATCAACCGCTTGGCCAATAGCCGCCCATTCGGTTTGATGGCTCGCGGGATGGGCCTGAATACACAGGAAGCGCGGCGCTCATGGATTAGGTCGGCTCTGGCTGTGGGGGCCACCGAACAAGTTGGGGGCACGCCTGCTGAAGCCGGTCCTCCCGAAGGCGCAATCATGGTGCGTCCGCAATGACCTTTTCCCGAACTGCATTTTCAGGCATAACCAGCGCACAGGAGTTTAACTGATGGCCGCGCTTTCCATTCAGGTTCCGTATCCGGTTTTCTATGATCGTGACGGCCAGCCGCTCGATAATGGCAACATCTACATTGGTGTTGCCAATCTCGATCCTGTGACCAATCCGATTCAGGTCTATTACGACGAGGCGCTGACGATCCCGGCAAGCCAGCCGCTCAAGACGAGCAATGGCTATGTCTACCGCAATGGCACGCCAACGCAGCTTTATGTGGACGCGGTGAATTTCTCGATCACCGTCAAGGATAGCAAGAACACGCTCGTCTATAATTTCCCTGATGGCACTGGCATTCAGCGGGCCGATGCTTCGGCTATCACCTTCACTGGTGTAAAAGGGCAGTCTGGCTTTGTCAGCGACCTTGGCGACGCTGATGGTTCCGACTGGGTTGGATACGTTCCCCCAGGGCTTGGCGCAGTTCCTCGCTCCGCACAGGATAAAATGCGTGACTTCATCAACGTCAAAGATTTTGGCGCGGTTGGTGACGGCGTTGCCAATGATACGGCTGCGATCCAAGCCGCATTGAACACTGGTAAAAGCATCTGGTTCACTTGCGGTGAAAACTACCTCGTAACTGCTTCGCTTAATCCTACCGCGAATGGTCAGGTCATCAATCTGAATGGTGCCATGATCACGCTCGATGGCAATTTCAGCGGGTTCGAGATCACTGGTGGCCTGCGCAACATTACGATCTGCGATGGCGAGATTGAAGGCCAGGATATGACCGGCGGATATGTCATTGACATCCGCAATGCTGATCGCTGCACGATCAACAACATTCGTGTCTACAACCCGTGGAACTTCCTTTACGCAGAGCAGGCCAACCTCGTCAGCGTTGAGAATTGCTGGGTTAACAACATTCGCGGCGATTACGGCATTCATTGGTATGGCGAAACGGCGAAGCGAAGCGACGTTCTGCGTTTGATCGGGATTAACCTGTCGTCGCAGGGGAATGCTGTCGGCATCATGTGGGACGGCAATTGTAACACTTTGCAGGTGCAGGCAGTAACCATCGTTCATCCGTCTATTGGTGTCCACGTTCGCAATACCTCTGGCGGTTGGTTGCCGCTATTTGGTATGTTCGACGATCTTGAAGTGGACTTCCCTGAAAGCCACGCCGTTCAACTGGATGCCGGCGAGGACTTCTATTTCACGCCGCTGCTGTATCTGCACGGCAGTGTGGCTGGATCGGGCATTTTTGTCGGCCCAGCCATTTCTCAAGACCGTGTGGTCGTGACGGGCGGCAAGATCACCAGCCATGCTCGCTACGGTATCGAGAACACCGGCATCCGTGTCAAAGTGACCAATCCAATCATCTTTAACAATACGCTCGGCAATTATGCAGACGCCGACAAAATCTACACATCTTCACTTCGATTTGAGGTCGATAATAACTCATGGTTTGGCGATAACGCTGGCAATCCTATCGTGAACTGGGATGCCAACGATGTTGACGGCTATATTCGATCCAGCAATGTCCGTTATATCGACATCAACAGCATCTCGCGTTTCCGGGTTTCAGATGCGACGAACGCCATCCAAATCTATGTCAATGGCGCGTTGAAAACTGTTGAAGTAGGTGCTGCAGATAGTGCTGGTGCTGGCTATCGCGCACTGCGTGTCTCGAACTAAGATTTGTGAGGTTGGTGTGGATCAGCAGATCATTAACTGGTTGTTCGCAGGGTTTGGAGCAGCCATCGGTTGGATTCTAAAGGTGATCTGGGACGCCATTCGTGATCTGAAATCAGACCTTCGAGAGATCGAGAAGGATTTGCCTGAGGTCTATGTGCGCAAGGATGATTTCCGTGATGCCGTGCAAGAGATTCGCACCGAGATGCGTGAGATGCGCCAGGACATGAAGATCAGCTTCAAGCACATCGACGATACGCTTGGTGCGGTGTTCAAGCGTCTTGAGGCCAAAGAGGATCGTGCGCGGTGAGCATCGTCCTTGGCCAGCGATCTCTATCACGGCTTGAAGGCGTGCATCCTGATCTGGTGCGCGTAGTAAAGAAGGCTGCTGCTATGTCCTCGCTAGACTTCACCGTGCTGGAAGGTTTGCGCACCGCAGCGCGCCAAAAGCAGCTGCTGGATCTGGGTGCGACCAAGACACTAAATTCGCGGCATCTCACCGGCCATGCTGTTGATCTGGCCCCTATGGTCGGTGGCACAGTGCGCTGGGACTGGCCGCTTTACCATCAGCTGGCTGTGATCGTGAAAGATGCTGCCAAAGCTGAGAAAGTCCCGATCCAATGGGGTGGGGACTGGCGCACTTTCAAGGATGGCCCACATTGGGAACTGCCTTGGAAGCAATATCCGAAAGGAAAGTGATTATGTCGTTTGTGAACTTTGCTCTGGCTCGTCTGAAAGAGCCTTCAACCTATGCTGGCCTGTCAGGCCTTGCACTGGCACTTGGTGTCTCTGGTGAGCTTTATAACGCTGCTGCTGGCGCACTGGCTGGCGTTGCTGGCCTTGTGGCGGTCATCCTGGCCGAGCGCGCCAAGTGATTAAGTTCCTGACGGCCTTGCTGGCTGCGATCGACAAGATCTTTGCGTTCTTCGATCAGCAGCATTGGAAGCAGCAGGGCCGTCAGGAAGCGATCAAGGAGATGAACGATGCCATCAATCGCCAGATCGAACTTGGTGAAGCTGCTGTCAGCGTTCCTGATCCTGAGCGTGACGAGCGCCTGCGCTCACGTTTTGACCGATCCCGCTCCGGTCAATAGCTATTGCGCTGTGGCGCGTCCTATCAGCTATGATGGCATCAAGGACACGCCAGAGACGGTCAAGCAGATCGAGGCGCACAACAGCCGCTGGGTGTGCATCTGCGAAAACGACTGCCCAGTTAAGCCTTAATCCCTGATACGGCCTTATCTCCGTTATAGCGGCCTCTAGAGGCGTAAGAAGCCTCCTGCGCCACTGGCTCATGCCGGAAGAAGATCATCTGCCCTATAGCGTCCCCAGGGCGGATTATGATGCTGTGGTGCTGGCACATGTTCTTCAGTTCCAGCGTCAGCACCGAACCATTCCAGCCGGCATCACACCAGCCTGCGTTCATATGCTCCAAGCCGATCCGTGCCATCGATGACTTGAGCTTGTATTCCGCACTTAGCCAATTTGGCAGGTTGAACACCTCACGGCTCTGGGCAAGGATGAAGTCTCCAGGCTCAAGCACCCAGCCATCAGCGTCCATGACGTATTCGTTGAAGGCGACTGGCTCACGCTTGCGGAAGTCAACAGAGCCGACCTGCTCATCTTCCCAGAGGATCGTATCGCCAAGGTGAATGTCGATCGAGGCTGCGTTGATGTCCTTCACATCAACTGGTGTGATGATCTCCTGCTCGACGATGCGGCGCAATTCTTCATGGCTTAAAAGTGTCATTGCGTGTCTCCCAGTGCGGCGCGGGCGGCAATCGGGATAGCATTGCGGATTGCTTCGGCGCTGTAATACCCCTGCCTAGGATCAAAGCCGCATTCCTTAGCCAGCCATTCACCGTCAGACATAAACAAGTGCGTCCACTCATCGCCAATCACATCGCCCGTGGCATAGGCGCTCCATAGGTTCTCCTCGCGTTCAGCTACCAACGCCTCCCGCAGCCGCTCGTTATCGGCAGTCAGGGCTTCGAGGCGGTCGGTCATTATCTCTTCTGGATAACGCAGTTTTGGTTTGTCCTGAAAGATTGTGCCATCTGGAAGTGTCCGATCAATTTCGTCTGTCATTTGAATACCTTCCTCGCATCGGGCAGCAACTCCTTGGTCTGGCATGTCTTGCGAAGGCATCCACGCACGCCGGCTAGGCTGATGTCTGTGTTGCAATGATCGCACCAGATAGATTTGATCTTCTGCTCAGTCATGGAGAACCTCCTCCATGTGCGTGATCTTCACGATCTGCATCTTCACACCAACACGTTTCTCAGCCTTGAGGCGTTCCTCCTGAGCACGGTGCAGGCTTTCATAGGCAAACACCCTGGCATTGCGCTGCGTGCGGATCTCATAGGTGACCTGCATGGCTCAACTCCTCTTGACAAAGCGACCATTACGATCGCGTGGCTGCTCAGGCTTTTGAAGTGCGCGGATGCAGTATCCAGCAATCCCAGCGCCAACTATCATGATGATTTGTAGAATGATCTCGAACATATCCCTACTCCCGTTGCGTTGATTGTCAGGCTGGTGTCATCACCCATATTGCCCAGAAAATACCCAGAAAGACTGGCGGAAACACGATCGCGCCGATCTTCTCGCTGCGCGGCATGGTGCGCCAGAGTTCAATTACGTCCTGCATTTTCTTCCTCCTTCTGAACTGCGCGGTGCAGCATCAAGCGCGCCTGGGCAGAAAGCGATCGATGTTCCTGCATGGCGATCTTTTCGATTCGGGCACGCAGTTCCGGCTCGATGCGGACGGTCATGTAATCTTTGGGTGGCATTGGTTCTTCCTTTATTTCTTGCTTGATGGCCTCGATGCCCTTGGGCGTCAGGCTGTTGTGGTGATACATTCCCCGGCGCTGGCGGATGACGTATCCGCGATCGGCCAGCTTCTTGAGGTTGGCGCTCACCGAGGTTTGGCTGCGGCCAAGGCGTGCAGCGATCTCGAAGGTGCTGCTAGGATGGTGATAGACCGTCACCAGCACATCGCGCCATGAAGGATAGATGATCTCATCCATCTCAGAAGTTCCAAGGCTTCGCGTTGTATTGTGCAGCTACAGCGCGAGCGGCGCGCTTGCCGTCAACCTTGTGTTCAGCGATGAAATGGCGGCGACCGTCCTCAAGGATACTGATGGTCAGGACTCCATCGTAACGCTTGGTCGGTGCGGTGTAGTCTGCGATGCGTTGCATGTCGGTAACTCCGGTCTGCCTTGTTGATGTGGTGATTCTTCCCACATCCTCCCCGCCATGTAAAGGGGAAAAAGTATATTTCTGCGTCATCCCGACAAAATAATGTAGCAGCCGGTATGTGGTGAATATGAGCGGTGCGTCCTTTTCGCCTTGGTCCACACCGCCCAGGGGAGGGCCAACTTATCGGCTCTCCCCACCTTTTCTCGCATCAGAAGAATCGGCAAAGCCAAGCAGGATCGCCGCCAGCTCTCGCGCTTCATACGCGCCAAAATGCAGCCAGCCGCTCTTGCTGCTTTCCTGAATGAAGTCACCTTTGATGATCATCAGCAGGCTGTCGTCGTCCTCCAAGGTGACAAGGTATTCCCAGTCAGCTTCCGGCACCGGCACGCCAATGTTGATGATGCCAGCCGTTCGCACGTCCTCGAACATGGTGCGAAACGTCGCACGAGTTTTGTCCCAGTCCATCATTCTCTCCCTTCAAAAAACGCATCGATCTGCGCCTTGGCGTCCTCAGCACCGTAGCAGGTGATGCAGGTGTATCCGCTTTCCGTGAGGTATCTGATCCAGTCCTTCTGATCGGTGGATAGTCGGCCATCCTTCACCCGCTTCATTTCGATCCAGAGCCGGAAATACGGCACAAACAGATCAGGCACGCCGGGCGAAACACCTTCTGCCTTGAGCCTGGCGGCAGTGGCCTTGCTACGGTGTCCGCCGTTTGGAATAGAAAAAATCCTAACAGGAGCGTATTTCCTCCTGAACCATTTGACAAATTCCCTTTGCTCCTCATGCTCCGATTTTAATATGCCTTTCGGTGAAACCATATTCTTTGGCAGCGCGTTCTCTTGCAAGTTTAGCTTCCTCAAATGTTTCATATGAGCCAAGGCTTATCTCCTTTTGATCAATCTTGATTCTGGCACGCCATCTGTTTTTTACCTTTTTAACGCCAACCGCGCCGCTGGTATTATTTTTTGGAAAACCTCTGTTTTTGTGATTTTCCGAATGCTTCACCAGCCTAAGGTTGATGATGGAATTGTTAGTCGCATCGCCATCGATATGATCGATTGAATGGCCTTGTGGAATTTCTCCAAATGCCATTCGCCATGCAATCCGATGGGCAAAGTGCATTTTTTTATTAATGATGATTTTCGTTCTGGTGTAATCAAATTTAGGATTTGGCTTGTATGTTGTTCCGGCTTTTGTTCCGGCATACCTGCCATTCCATTGCCACCATGCACGATCAGAATCGAAGTGATGCCTTGGGCGATGTTTCCATACAAATGAGCCATTTTCAGGATTATAATCCAAAGCCTCATTCAAATAAGCTAAATCCATAATGCCTCCTTTTGTTTGGTATAACAAAATGGTGGCTAGAATGGAATCATCTGTTCCCACTTCTCACATTGACCATAGCTGTTCACGAACTCGATCGGCGGCTCCATCTTGAAGATGAAGCACTGCCCATCGCCGCTATAGTGATCGCAGGTGTGGCAGCAGGGTGGTGGGCCAGCTTTGGTCCATTCCTCATATTGCACCAAAAAATCTGGCTTTGGCGGTCTAGGCATTGGTCCATTTCCTCCTCACGACTCGATAATATTTCCCGTCACGGCGATACTCGATCAAGCTGGGGCAATCGCCATCATTTAGCCGATCAGCCCATTCCTCAAGCGCATCCGCACCAGCAAAGCCAACGCCAGCACGATCCGCAATCGTCGCCACGGTGTTCAGCGCCTTCTGGCCGGCATAGCCTTCATGCGTCACTGGGAAATACTCGACCACGCTGGGATCGCTCAGGCCACCATAATAGGACACGGCCAGCATATCCTTGCCGCTGGCCTTACTGGTGTGCTTGCGCCAGTTCCAGCCTGTCAGGGCCATCTCCTCGGCCTCCAGCCCCATGATGTCATCTTGGCGCAGCTCCAGCTTCTTCTTCTCAGGCTCAGGGAAGGCTGCACCGCAAGTCGGACACTCCTTGGCGCTGATATGCACCAGCTCGTTGCACTCGTCGCAGACCTTGACCGGAGCCTCGCCATTACCCTCACCCTTGCGCTTGGGCGGCTCCACAGCAGTGATAGGGCCGTGCATCTGCACCACGCCAGCAAAATCCAACACTAAGCAATGATCGGTATGGCTCTTCACTCGCATACCGCGTCCCGCCATCTGCACATACAAGCTGGCGCTCATTGTTGGCCGCAGCATGGCGATCAGATCGATGTCAGGATAGTCGAAGCCAGTGGTCAGCACATTGGCGTTGGTCAGCGCCTTTAATTGTCCAGATTTAAAGGCAGACAGCAATCGTTCCCGCTCGGCCTTTGGCGTTGATCCAGTCACGCAGGCGGCTGGAACACCATGCGATTGCAGCACCTCGGCCACAGCTTCGGCATGGTGAACACCAGCGCAAAAGAACAGCCAAGCCTTGCGATCGCTAGCCAATGCCATGACTTCACGCACCACCCGCAGATTGTTCTCGTCGGTATCGACCGCAGCCTGCAACTCGCTCTCGATGAACTCACCGCCACGCTTATGCACGCCAGACGTATCGAGCGCGGCCTTGGTGACTTTGCTTCGCAGCGTCGAGAGATAGCCTTTATGGACCAGCTCCTCTATCGTGACTGGCTCAATTAGATCATCAAACAGCGCAGGCTTGTCCGTGATCAGGCCATGCCCCAGGCGATAAGGCGTGGCAGTCAGGCCAACCACACGCATCGCAGGATTGATCGCCTTTAACTCGGCCAGGAACGTCCGATAGCCACCTTCGTCTTTATGGCTGACCAGGTGGCACTCGTCGATGATGCACAGATCGATATGGCCGACGCGGCTGGCGTGCTTCCTGATCGATTGAATGCCAGCGAATGTGATCGGCTCACCCAGCTGCTTGCGGCCCATGCCAGCCGAATAGATGCCCATCGGTGCGCCGCGCCAGTGTTCGCGCATCTTCTCCGCGTTCTGCTCGATCAGCTCCTTAACGTGCGTTAGCATCAAGATCCGCGTCTCAGGCCAGTTCTGGATCGCGTCTTTACAGAGCGCAGCCACGATGTGGCTCTTGCCTGATCCAGTTGGCAGCACCAGGCATGGGTTCCCCTGCTTGCCAGCCGCGAACCATGCGTAAAGCTGATCGATGGCGCGCTGTTGGTAGTCACGCAGCATCAGCCAATCACCTCCGCACCGGGAAAGATGCTCTTCGCTTCCTCAACCATCGGATCACCGCACGCAGCCGGGTTTGCCACGATCTCCCGGCTCTTGTATCCGTTGGCTCCATTCTCGATCACGCGATCGCCAATCTTCCACATGACGGATAAGCCATCTTCGCTCGGGATCATGGCCCAAGGCACCAAATCAGGGTGCAGGATATGATCGTCGCAGCCTTCGTGCTGGAACTCGACCGGAATGCCGTCAGCCTCATGGCGTTCGCAGCGCCAGGTTGAGTCAGCTAACGCTGAACTATGCGCGCAGGTGCGGCAGTTGGCGTATTTGGTTGGCTCGGCCTTGTGGCAGAAGCTGTGCGCTGGGCAAAAGCGGCACTGATACCATGTCGGATCGGCGCTCAATGGCTCAGGAATGCGGTCCTGCAGCGCAAGGCGCTTGCCCCGCTCAATATACCGCTCGGCCACAGCCTGGTCGTATTTAACGCGCTCGGTATAGATCCTGTCATCGTCCTTGCAGACCGCCAGATAAAGCGCCCGATCGATGTTGGTGCCGTGCATATAGACCTGCATCTGGACGAAGTGCATCGGCTTGGACTTCTCGACACCTAGCTTGACCATCTCGTCAAAGCTCTTCTTCGAGTGCGTCTTGAACTCAGCCACATGGCGCTTCTTCGGTGCCTCAGGCACGCCAGATTGAATGATGCCATCCAGAGATCCAGAAACGTGACTGCCGAAGTTCACACGCTGCTGGCTTGATCTAATATCGATCCCGATCGCGCGCAGATCCCGAATGATCGTATCTTCCTCCATCTGGCCGCGCCGGAACAGGCGGAGGATGCGGCCTTCGAACTGCTCACGCACAGCCCAGCGAAACGAAAGCCAAAGCCACCGATCGCAGGGATGGCCTAGCAAGCTGCAACCCATATGCGGACGCGGCTTCTCGGATTTGCTCTCGTGGTATTGGTCGATCAGGCTCGATATGGTATGAATAGGTTCAGGCAGCTTCATGGTTGTCTCACTTCCGAATGGAAATTGACCTCGGCAGGTTTCTCCCTTCCCTGCCGAGGTCTTTTCATTTCACTTCGCCCAAGGCGGCTTCGATCCACCAGGTGCAGAAGATGCTGCAGGTGCGCTTGAGGCAACCGAAGGCATCGGCGCTGATGTGCCGTTTGCAGCCTTAAAGCCAGCCACCTCGTTCTTGTTCTCGGTATAGCCAGCGGCCTTATCCTTGTCGGTCGGCTGCTTGATCTTGATCTTGATGCAAAGCTGACCACCGATCAGTTGGTCGGTATCCTCAACCCGTGCCAGACCGATCGCCCGCATGATCTCGCCAAGCTGCTGGCGACCGATCTCCTCGGCCTTTTGGCTCTGATTGCGGATGTTCACCGCTTGAAAGATCACGCGGCCTTGCTGCGTTGGGCCAGTGATGTCGTAACGCACATCGATCTTCTGGCCCGTGCCAGACTTGGTGTTGCCAAGCTCGGCCTTAGTGATGGTGGCGTTATACCAGCCTTCGGGAATCAGTTCGTAATTGCGATCCGACTGCGGAAGGTCGTCAACGCCAAAGGTTTCTCCAAGAAATGCCATGATTATTCTCCTGCCTTGGTGATGGTAAAGGACGGACGGCCAGGCGTTGCCGTAATCGCGTCCAGCAATGGGGTGGTGATTGATGCGTCTGCCGCTTTCCAAGCGGTCATGTTGATCTCAGGCTTCCAGCGGAAGAGGCTTGCCAGATGGTCGGTCAGACCATGCTCTGCGGCCAGCTCCTGCAGCTTATCGCCATTGACCTTGCGGTTGATCCGGCCTTCGATCTTGATCTTATAGCTGTCGGCCTCAAGGTTCTTTGTGCCTTCGAGACCTTCGGGGATCTCAAACTGCTTGACCAGTTGGTCCTCGATATCGCGGCGCGTCTTAACCGCCGCAGCTTCGATCTGCTTTGCGTTCAGCCATTGCTGATAGAGTGAGACAGTCATGCGCCACCTCCTTCTTCGACGATGTTTGCAGCATCTGACTTAATCCTAGCAATCACCTCATCATTGATGGTGGCGACAGCTGTGTTGGTGCCACAAATCCGCTCGCGTAGTGCGCCAGCAGCGGGCCAGACTTCCTCAACATCCTCGAACGTGCGCGCCACGTTAATCAGTGCTCTAAAGTCGTTGATGCGTTGGTTGACGGCAGCAGTGTATTGCTTCTCAGCGGTTTCCCAAGCCTCAAAAAGTGCTGCTTGATCTTCATCCATTAGGTGCGGTGTGCGATCATTGCAGTAACGATCTGGAACACGCGGAGTGCGATCATCCTCATATCGAAACTGAAACCTCTCATATCCACCGAATCCAGATGATACAAAGATGCAACGATCAATCCGACCGAGGTTGTATTTTGCCAGCACGGCCATGTCAGCCTTGGGATATTTCTTTTCAACGAGGCCAACCACCATCAAGGCTGCAGCATCATATGCGCTGTCAAGTGGTGCGCGATCTTGCGTGCTACGCACCAACTTTTCTGCATGATGAATCAGCAACTCTCGGTGTGATTTGTTAAGAACCTTCTTTGCCATGATTATTGTCCTCCGATCTTGGAGATAATCGCGCCAAGGTCAGGAGCTTCCCAAGCCTCCAGCTTGCCAGAGCGATCCTTGGCCAGCCAAATCCCATCGCTATCGCACATCAGTGCGCGCTGGGTGTTGCCTTCTCCATCCTTTTCGACCCGCAGTGCCAGCACCTCGTCAAAGAAGTAAGGCAGACCCTGCGTGAGCGACTTGCCTGGCATCGAAGGATTGAACAGCAACTTGCCCATCTCATCCTGCGACTTCTCCAGCTTGGCGCTCATGTAGACGTGCTTTCCGGGAAGATCGCGGAACGCGCGGATCAGCTCCTGCATGGTGGTGTTCAGCTCACCATATGCAGCGCGGCCATCCTTGTTGCGCTTTAGCTCGTGCTGCAGGACAACCTCAGCGACCTCGCTAATGCTATCCAATGCCACGCTCTCAAAGCCAGCCGCTTCCTTGCTATCCTTGCACCATGCAAAGGCTTCGGTCAGATCGTCCATATTGGCGATCTCAATAAACGGCAGATCGGCATCCTGAATCGAAAGCAAACCACCCTCAGCCGATAGCACTACCGGATTCGGCAGCGTGCGGATCAGGCTCGTCTTACCAGCGCCAGCTTGGCCATAGACCAAAAGCTTGACACCGTTAGCGGTCAAGCCGCCAGTCTTCTTCAAATTGATTGCCATTAGAGACTCTCCTTGTCAGCACCAGTCGGACAATCCAGTCGGTGCGTGGATTGACCTTTACAGGCTTATTGATCCTGCGTAAAGGGGAAAAACAACATCGCAGAGGGTTATGCACATGATGGAATTGGAATGGATCAGGCAGGGCCTTTCGGATCGACGGCCAAAGATTGTGGCGGAAAGAACTGGACTGCACGTTAACACCATCATCAAGATCAGGGATGGCAAGGAAACCAATCCCAAGTTTGAAACGCTCAACCGGCTGGCGTGCTATCTTAAGGGACAAGGGGAATAATGGCTGACATCACTTCGATAATGGGCGGACCTTGGTCACCGCCAAAGCCGATCGAGCCAGATCCGCCACACGTTCAGCTGCGCGATGCTATCGCAGCGGCTGGAATGGCACCGCC